CCGTCAACCCCAATACTGCGCAAACCGACTGGATCACTGTCAGCAACGTCCATCGCCTGCTGGCATTGATCGTGATCGGTGCCAACGTAGGCAGCGTGCTGAACGCACAGCTATTGCAAGCACTCGACACCACAGGAACCAACGCCAAACCAATCACTGGTGCCAACGGCCAAGCCAAAGCGCTGACGCCGATCACCATCGGCAATGCGGCCAACCTGCAGGCACTGATCGATTGCTCGGTCGATGAACTCGACACCAACAACGGCTACGCCTTCGTGCAATTGCAAATCACGCTCTCCTCCGTCGGCCCCATCGCTGGTCTGCTGCTGGGCATCAATCCACGTTTCGAACCTGCCAGCGCTCTCAACGCTGCATCCGTCTTGATTGCAGATCACCGGCTGATCTTGGATCTGCCCTCATCGACACAGTTCACCCCAACCGCTCCACCCTTATCAAAGGAGTTTTTCCATGGACCTCGTCCGCTATTTCACCGACTTCTTCCACGTCAACGGCGCAGGCATGCAATGCGTCAAGTACGCCAAGGACCAGACCTACCCTGCCAATGACGAAACCCTCGCTCACGTCGAAGCCGGACACGCGCAGATCGTGGTGATCGATGTCACCGCCACACGCACCGGCGCCCCACAGACCGACCAAAGTCCGGCACCCGGATCGGGGCAGCAACCGGCCAGCGACACCGACACCTCGGCACAGACCAGCGCAGCAACGCCTGGCCAAGTCACTGACAGTGGTGTCACTGTCACCAGTATTGCCAGTACCCCCGGCGCGACCGCAGTCAATGACCCCAGTGCCACAGGCCCCACCTCGGCGGCAACGCCGTGTGCTGACTCCACCGCGGTTGCAAACCCAACGGCAATCGCCGACACCACGCCCACCGCTGCAACCGACACCGCGTGTGTCACCGCCGAGGTAGCAGCGTCTGCGCCAGTCAACGCACAGGACACGGATGCATCCACGACCACACCACCGGTCGCTGCAACTTTACAGACCGATCTGCCTGCGACCACGCCACCGGATACCGCCTCAGCAAGTACTGCCAGCCCAGGCTGATGCCATTCCATCTGGTGACACCACCGGCAGTGGATGCCTTCACGGGTATCGCCGAGCCGGTCTCACTGGAGCAAGTCAAACTGCACCTGCGCGTGGACGTCGCTGAGGACGACGCGCTCATCCTGGCACTGATCAGCAGTGCCAGGCAGATGGCCGAGACACTGACCAACCGTCAGTTGCTCTCGGCCACCTGGAATCTGGTGCTGGATGCTTTCCCAGGTCCGAGCCTGATCGGCGTGCCGGCAGGGACGACTTACTCCATCCCCGAACACGCCATTCTCATTGCGAAGGGGCCAGTGCAAGCCGTGACGTCAATCGTCTACCAAGACATGAATCGCAATCTCGTCACGCTGCCGCCCACGGACTACGTGGTGACCTCCACCGATGAGACCAGACCTACCCTGCCAATGACGAAACCCTCGCTCACGTCGAAGCCGGACACGCGCAGATCGTGGTGATCGATGTCACCGCCACACGCACCGGCGCCCCACAGACCGACCAAAGTCCGGCACCCGGATCGGGGCAGCAACCGGCCAGCGACACCGACACCTCGGCACAGACCAGCGCAGCAACGCCTGGCCAAGTCACTGACAGTGGTGTCACTGTCACCAGTATTGCCAGTACCCCCGGCGCGACCGCAGTCAATGACCCCAGTGCCACAGGCCCCACCTCGGCGGCAACGCCGTGTGCTGACTCCACCGCGGTTGCAAACCCAACGGCAATCGCCGACACCACGCCCACCGCTGCAACCGACACCGCGTGTGTCACCGCCGAGGTAGCAGCGTCTGCGCCAGTCAACGCACAGGACACGGATGCATCCACGACCACACCACCGGTCGCTGCAACTTTACAGACCGATCTGCCTGCGACCACGCCACCGGATACCGCCTCAGCAAGTACTGCCAGCCCAGGCTGATGCCATTCCATCTGGTGACACCACCGGCAGTGGATGCCTTCACGGGTATCGCCGAGCCGGTCTCACTGGAGCAAGTCAAACTGCACCTGCGCGTGGACGTCGCTGAGGACGACGCGCTCATCCTGGCACTGATCAGCAGTGCCAGGCAGATGGCCGAGACACTGACCAACCGTCAGTTGCTCTCGGCCACCTGGAATCTGGTGCTGGATGCTTTCCCAGGTCCGAGCCTGATCGGCGTGCCGGCAGGGACGACTTACTCCATCCCCGAACACGCCATTCTCATTGCGAAGGGGCCAGTGCAAGCCGTGACGTCAATCGTCTACCAAGACATGAATCGCAATCTCGTCACGCTGCCGCCCACGGACTACGTGGTGACCTCCACCGATGACCTGGACACGCATCACACCGATCTTCGGCCAGACCTGGCAACCGACCCTGCCACAGATCGGCGCGGTCAATGTCCAGTTCCTCGCCGGCTACGCCGACTCTACCCAGGTGCCAGAGGGCATCAAACACTGGATCAAGTTGCGTGTGGACACCCTCTACAACCAGCGTGGCGAGGTGGCATTTACGCGCGGGAATATGAGCAAGCTGCCCTACGTGGATGCGCTGCTGGACCCTTACCGGATTGTCTTGCTATGAGTGAAGCCCTCCTGCTCCCCGATACCGGAGAACTCAATCGGCGCATCGTGATCTACCGCTGGACGGACGCGCCGAACATCAACTTCAACATCGACGCGCTCTTCGATGCCGCGATCAACCGATGGGCCAAGGTCGAGCCTATTCGTGGAATCGCATCACGCATGGGTGTAACGACCGCCGAAGAGCCCACGCACTATTTCTGGGTGCGCTACAGCAACGAAACGACAGCGGATTACTTTTCGCAAGACCGCGTGATCGAGTACCGCAGGCATCGCTATCGCATTCTCGATGCGCAAAATTTCCAGGATGCGGACCTTTTCATCCGCATCACCACCAAGGACCTGGGCGTCATCGATGCGATGGTGCTTGGCGCTCCCATTGCCTGCGCATCACACCGATCTTCGGCCAGACCTGGCAACCGACCCTGCCACAGATCGGCGCGGTCAATGTCCAGTTCCTCGCCGGCTACGCCGACTCTACCCAGGTGCCAGAGGGCATCAAACACTGGATCAAGTTGCGTGTGGACACCCTCTACAACCAGCGTGGCGAGGTGGCATTTACGCGCGGGAATATGAGCAAGCTGCCCTACGTGGATGCGCTGCTGGACCCTTACCGGATTGTCTTGCTATGAGTGAAGCCCTCCTGCTCCCCGATACCGGAGAACTCAATCGGCGCATCGTGATCTACCGCTGGACGGACGCGCCGAACATCAACTTCAACATCGACGCGCTCTTCGATGCCGCGATCAACCGATGGGCCAAGGTCGAGCCTATTCGTGGAATCGCATCACGCATGGGTGTAACGACCGCCGAAGAGCCCACGCACTATTTCTGGGTGCGCTACAGCAACGAAACGACAGCGGATTACTTTTCGCAAGACCGCGTGATCGAGTACCGCAGGCATCGCTATCGCATTCTCGATGCGCAAAATTTCCAGGATGCGGACCTTTTCATCCGCATCACCACCAAGGACCTGGGCGTCATCGATGCGATGGTGCTTGGCGCTCCCATTGCCTGAGAAAGAACAACCATGGAATACGACAGTACACAGGGACAAGTCGCCGGCATACAGCTGTACGTCGGTTTGAAGTTCCATCGCACCATCGACTACGACCGCAAGGCCATGCGCCGTGCCTTGGTCAAGGGCGCGGCTGTCGTGCGCAAGGAGGCACGCACGCTGGTATCAGCGCGTGTGGTCTCCGAACCTGGCGAGTTCCCTGGCCAAGTGACCGGTGCCATGCGTCGCGCAATCGGTGTCATCGGCAAAGGTTCCAAGGGCGGCTGGATCAAGGTGGGCGTGCGCGCCATCCCCGGCAACTTTTATTACCCAGCCGTGCTGTTCTATGGCAGCACGACGCGCAACATCCGCGCGCGCGGCAACTTCATGACCACTGCACTGGCCAATCGCGGCAACCAGATCCGCGAACAAGTACGTGATGCGCTGCGCCAGGCGCTGCGTCCTCGCTGAGGTCACAGACACCATGCAGCTCGAACGCATCGTCGCGCAATTGCGCGCGCTGTGCCCATCGTTGGGTGGCCGGGTGGCCGGCGCGGCCCAATTCAAGCCGGTGCAAGAAGCCACCGCACTACCGGTACCGTGCGCCTTTGTGATTCCGCTGGACGACAGGCCCGAACCTCCGACGGCCCTCAACGCCGTCGGACAGGACATGACCGACAGCTTCGGCGTGATCGTGGCATGGAATACGACAGTACACAGGGACAAGTCGCCGGCATACAGCTGTACGTCGGTTTGAAGTTCCATCGCACCATCGACTACGACCGCAAGGCCATGCGCCGTGCCTTGGTCAAGGGCGCGGCTGTCGTGCGCAAGGAGGCACGCACGCTGGTATCAGCGCGTGTGGTCTCCGAACCTGGCGAGTTCCCTGGCCAAGTGACCGGTGCCATGCGTCGCGCAATCGGTGTCATCGGCAAAGGTTCCAAGGGCGGCTGGATCAAGGTGGGCGTGCGCGCCATCCCCGGCAACTTTTATTACCCAGCCGTGCTGTTCTATGGCAGCACGACGCGCAACATCCGCGCGCGCGGCAACTTCATGACCACTGCACTGGCCAATCGCGGCAACCAGATCCGCGAACAAGTACGTGATGCGCTGCGCCAGGCGCTGCGTCCTCGCTGAGGTCACAGACACCATGCAGCTCGAACGCATCGTCGCGCAATTGCGCGCGCTGTGCCCATCGTTGGGTGGCCGGGTGGCCGGCGCGGCCCAATTCAAGCCGGTGCAAGAAGCCACCGCACTACCGGTACCGTGCGCCTTTGTGATTCCGCTGGACGACAGGCCCGAACCTCCGACGGCCCTCAACGCCGTCGGACAGGACATGACCGACAGCTTCGGCGTGATCGTGGCACTGACTGGACAACCGGGCCGACGAAAAGGGACAACATGCCTGCGACGGTGTGCATGCCATCCGAGCCGAAATTTGGCGTGCCCTGCTTGGCTGGGTACCCGGCCCCGTCCGGGCCGACGAAAAGGGACAACATGCCTGCGACGGTGTGCATGCCATCCGAGCCGAAATTTGGCGTGCCCTGCTTGGCTGGGTACCCGGCCCCGTCAACACCGTCAATCCGGCAACCGACTACAACGGCCTCTTCTATGAGGGCGGTAGCCTGCTGGCGATGGATCGCGCCCGACTTTGGTATCAGTTCGAATTCGGCGCGCACATGTGGATTGGTGCCAACCAGCGACGGTTGGGAAGCGGGTGCATTGAACGCCTTGCCCACCTTCGGCACCGAGGATGCTCAAGGCAAATGGTTACCAGGCTCGGCCGTCAAGCTCGACGTCGACGTCGGCACGCCCATCTTCGATCCCACCGGCACCTATTCGGCCAACCCCAACAGCGATCTCGCACAGTCCACCGTGCCCGCACCGCGTGAGCACGGGCCGGATGGGCGCGTTGAATTCAACCTTTCCGTTGCGACGGTTGGGAAGCGGGTGCATTGAACGCCTTGCCCACCTTCGGCACCGAGGATGCTCAAGGCAAATGGTTACCAGGCTCGGCCGTCAAGCTCGACGTCGACGTCGGCACGCCCATCTTCGATCCCACCGGCACCTATTCGGCCAACCCCAACAGCGATCTCGCACAGTCCACCGTGCCCGCACCGCGTGAGCACGGGCCGGATGGGCGCGTTGAATTCAACCTTTCCGTTCCGTGAGTTGACTGATCGCACAGGTCTGCAACGTTGTTCATCACCGCCCGCCACGGCTGCAGGTCGTCGCGGGCACTTTGCATTGGAGCCAAATATGTACGCCATCGCACAGGTCTGCAACGTTGTTCATCACCGCCCGCCACGGCTGCAGGTCGTCGCGGGCACTTTGCATTGGAGCCAAATATGTACGCCATTCC